CGAAAACATAGACTTAATAGAGGAGTTACAAGAGATATGAATGCAGCCGCTGGAACTTTAGTAAATACTAAAGATGCTTACAGCGTTGGTGGCATGAGATACGGTGCATCACCTAAAGCTATCGGACCAAGATTTGGTAAGACTCTTAATCCAAAAGGTGCTAGATTTAGCAAAAAAGGTGCAGGCAGAATATTACCAAGAAGAGGTAGATAATGAAAGCAGTATTAAGAGATGGTAAAATTGTACTAAAAGGCGGACATACTGATGCTGCTTCTGCTATGAACAGTTGCAAGACTATTATGTCCCATTGTCAGATGATACTTGACAATATTGATGAAAATGCACAAATGATGCCCACTTGGTGGACAAATAAATTAGCAGTTTCAGAATACGAAGTAGTACAAGCCGCTAACGCTTTAGTTAACGGATTGGACGATGATCATGGCACTGACGAAAGCTGAGGCAAGTAGATTAAAACGAGCTGGTTTAACAAGATTAAATAAACCCAAGTTTACACCAAAACATAAAACAAAGAAAGCAGTTGTAGCAACACGAGTCGGTGGTAAATTAAAAATCATACGATTTGGTGCACAAGGCATGGGGCATAACTACAGTCCTGAAGCTCGAAAAAGTTTCAAAGCGAGACATAGAAAAAATATCGCAAGAGGTAAAACATCACCTGCTTATTGGGCAAATAAGTTTCTATGGGCAGGAAAAGGTGGAAGTAAAAAACGACCACCAAAATCACAAAAATACGTTAGAGGAATTAAACGCAGGAGATAATTATGAAAACTTATTTACTACCTCTAGTATTTGCAACACTTTTTACTTCTAGTGTTTTTGCAGATTCTGAGATGAAAAGAAAAGATATTAAAACTGTTGAAGATGTAAAAGAATATCGAGCAATGGTTATTAATAAAATGACAGATAGACTTAATTCAGGTGACCTAACCGAAGAAAGAGCAATTTTGTTAGAGAAAAGAATTGCAAGATTTGAAAGCAAACCTCTACCAACTCAAGAACAAATTAATTGGAGATTGGCAAACCCAATTAAACGCAGGAGATAAAATGCAAAAAGTAATTGATGGAAGAAAAGCATGGTTAGATGAAAATCAAGTTCATGCTGGAACATTTCTTTCCCAAATGTTCCACGTGGAAAGCAGAAGATTATTATCTCCTGCTGAAGAAAAGTTTAAACATTTAGCTGCTGCGTATATTTATCTCTACGAAAAAGCACAACAAAAGGGTGTCCTTGACCAAGAGGATTTAGAGTATTTATTTGAAAACGAGACACTTCATTGATAACAGTTTCTAGAAAAGATATTTTACACGACTCTCTCATGGAGTTCGATGAGCGTAAGTTCATAAAGTTACCAATCGATGGCTATATGGATTTATTAGGAATATCTCCAAACAGCTCACAACATGCAATTATTAACGCAATAAACAATCCTAAATATAGGTTTGTGTGCGCAGCCGTGTCCAGAAGACAAGGCAAAACTTATATAGCAAACATTATTGGACAACTAGTAACATTAGTACCAGGCAGTAATGTACTACTAATGTCACCTAACTACTCACTATCGCAAATCTCATTTGATTTGCAAAGACAATTAATCAAACATTTTGATTTAGAGGTAATAAGAGATAATGCAAAAGATAAAGTTATTGAACTTTCAAACAATTCAACGATTCGTATGGGTTCCGTTAATCAAGTCGATTCAGTGGTGGGTCGATCTTACGATCTCATCATATTTGACGAAGCAGCCCTTGTTGACGGCAAGGATGCTTTCAATGTCGCGCTTAGGCCCACACTAGATAAAGAAAACTCAAAAGCACTTTTTATATCTACTCCAAGGGGTAGAAATAATTGGTTTGCTGAGTTTTGGCACAGAGGATTCTCAGACGAGTTTGGTGAGTGGTGTTCTGTTCGAGCAACTTATCATGAAAACCCACGACTCTCAGAAACTGATATAGAAGAAGCAAAAAGAACTATGTCAGAAGCAGAGTTTAATCAAGAATACTTAGCTGACTTTAATGTCTTTGAAGGACAGGTCTGGGCGTTTAATCACGAAGAATGTGTAGCAGATTTATCAGAACTTGAAACTCACAAAATGGATATCTTTGCAGGAATGGACGTTGGATACAAAGACCCGACAGCTTTTTGTGTCTTTGGGTATGATTGGGACACAGAAAAATATTACTTACTAGATGAGTATTTGGATTCAGAAAGAACTACAGAGCAACATGCTGTAGAGATTCGCAAACTAATTGATAAGTGGAATATAGATTATATCTACATTGATTCTGCAGCACAGCAAACTCGATTCGATTTTGCACAGAATTATGATATTACTACTATCAATGCAAAGAAATCAGTATTAGATGGAATAGGACAGGTAGCGGGAATAGTTGATAATGATAAATTAATTGTTCATCAATCCTGTAAAGAAGCTCTAATCAGTCTAGACCAATATCAATGGGATCCAAATCCAAACTTATTAAAAGAAAAACCCAAACACAATTATGCATCTCACATGGCAGACGCGATTCGATACGCTTTATATTCATTCGAAACAAGTGCCACTACATTTTAATTTACCCCTGTCAAAAATAGTTCTTGACAACAACTCAAAATCATTGTATAATTCTTGTATAGAAGTAGGTTTATGACTTTAAAAAGAGATTTAGTTAAGTATGTTCGTGACAAAGCCAAGTCTAAGTATAAAAAAGAGGCGGAATGTTACATTTGCGGAAGTACAGAGAATCTGGACTTTCATCATTTTTACGGACTAACCGAGTTACTAGAATGGTGGATGCGAGAAAGAGGCGTCACTATTGAAACAGAGGAAGAAATACTAAGTTTAAGAGAAAAGTTCATCGAGGAAAACCGAGAACAGGTTTATGACCACGCTGTCACTTTATGTCATATGCACCACCTTAGATTGCATGGGATATACGGAAAAAGACCAAAGTTGATAACAGCAAAGAAGCAACAAAATTGGGTGGAGATACAAAGGAAAAAATATGGCATGGTATGATTTTTTAGTTGGCAGACAAGCAGAGGTTGAGAAAGACAATCCTGCTCAGTATGTCATCAGTCGTGACGAAGGAATTACGATTGATAGTAGAGAAAACACTACTAATTATAGAAATGCATATGAAACATTAGAAGTTGTAAACAGAGCAGTCAACATGATAGTGGATGACGCGGCTGAGATACCTTTTGATGTTGGACCTCAAATAGTAGGAATGAATCCTATTAAGAAAAACCTACGAAGAACACGAGTAGAGTTACTACTAAACAGAGAGCCAAATCCATTTCAAGATGTAAGCACATTTAAAAGAAATCTTTTGATAGACTTACTGATTGATGGAAATATCTTTGTTTATTTCGATGGTGCACATCTGTACCATCTTCCAGCAGAGCATGTAACTATCTATAGTGACGAGGATACATATGTAGAAAAGTATACATATGACCATACTATAGATTACAAGCCATCAGAGATTATTCATATCAAAGAAAACAGTTTCAATTCTATTTATAGAGGAGTTCCTAGATTAAAACCAGCTTTCAGAACCATGCAATTACTTGGAAGCATGAGAAGATTTCAGGATAACTTCTTTAAAAATGGGGCAGTACCAGGATTGGTACTAAAGTCACCAAACACGCTTTCTGAGAAAATCAAAGAAAGAATGTTACAGGCATGGGTTGCTAGATATAACCCACAGTCTGGTGGAAGAAGACCATTGTTCTTAGATGGTGGTCTTGAAGTGGAAAACTTAAGTGAAGTAAACTTTAAGAATCTGGATTTCCAAGAAGCAATAGCTTCTAATGAGAAAACAATTCTAGAGGCGTTAGGTGTACCACCAATTTTGATGGATAGCGGTAATAATGCAAACATTAGACCAAATCATCGATTATATTATTTAGAAACCATACTACCTATTGTTAATAAAATAGCGTATGCTTTCGAGAGATACTTCGGTTTCAAACTTGATGAAAATGTATCAGGAATACCTGCTTTACAACCAGAGTTAAGAGACCAAGCAAGCTATTATGCTACACTTGTAAACACTGGTATTATGACACCGAATGAAGCAAGGGAGGCATTAAGACTTGAAAGAGTACCAGGATTTGATACACCAAGAGTTCCTGCGAATATCGCAGGTTCAGCCGCAAATCCCGAAGAAGGTGGTAGGCCACAAGAGACCCCACCAAACGAGGAAAATTAAAAATGACAAAAGATATGATGATAAAGGCTTTATCCGATTTTATGGCGAAAGAAGGCGTTGATACAATGGATTTAGTCACTTATAAAGGTTTCGAGAATAAAGTTCCTGTCAAAGATTATATGCTCAGAAGAGCATTTGGTTCATGGAGCAGAGTTCTTGCAGTAATGACAAAAAGATACCCTGTCAAGCTAGTAGTAAAAGAAGCACCTAAAAAAGTTGCTCCTAAAAAAGCTACTGTAAAAAAGGAAGTTAAAAATGTCAAAGACTAAAATATTTCACTGGACTAATACTTTTAAATCGTTAGGCGAAGACGACGATGGCGGAGTTAATATTAAAGGATCTGCAAGTACAAATGCACTAGACAGAGCTGGAGATATAATAGAAGCAGAAGCATGGACAAAAGGAGGACTAGAGAACTTTAAACAGAATCCTATCCTACTTTTTAACCATGACTATAACAGACCTATCGGTAAAGCTACATCCTTAGAAGTCACTGACAAAGGATTAGAAATTACTGGTAGAATCTCAAAAGCTGCTGGCGAGATAAAAGAATTAGTTAAAGATGGTGTCCTTGGAGCGTTTTCCGTTGGTTTCAAGGTCAAGGATGCTGATTATATGACAGAAACCGATGGATACAAAATTAAGGACGCAGAATTATTCGAAGTATCAGTAGTATCAATACCTTGCAATCAGGGTGCAACCTTTGGATTGTCAAAATCATTTGATAGTATAGACGAATATAATGAGTTCAAAAAGCAATTTTTAAAGGCTAACTCGGTCGAATCAGCAGACGCTGTTAAGATTGAGCAGCCAAGAGAGGAGAAATCCTCAACAAAGGAGACTGATATGTCAGAAGAGAAAAAATCTCCTGAAGTAGCTTTCGACTTAGAATCATTTGCAAAACAAGTAGCAGAAAAAACTGCAACTTCAATTGCTATGAAACAAGCCGAGCAAAAAGCAGCTGAGCAAAAAGCACAACAAGAAGCCGCTGAAAAGCAGCATGAAGTTGAAGCTGAACAAAAGGCTGTTCAAGAAGCAAAACAGGAAGAGCAAAAAACTATCATCGAAGCTGGCCTTTCAGGAGCTGAAAGACTTATGTCTGATGTTGAAAAGAGAGTTAACGAAAAACAAGAAGATCTTGAAAAAGTAGTTAGAGAACTTGAAAAAACATTAGCTGAGAAATCTGAAGAAATCATGAGTATTCGTGAATCAAAAAGAGTATTCTCAGACAGACAAGGTCAAGGCGACTGGAAAAAAGCTTTCGAGGCAGATATTTTAGATGCTAAGTTTGCTGGTCTTGCCACAGGCAAAGGCTGGGACAACAAATATGCTAAAGATGTAATGGAGAAAGTCAACGCACATTCAGGTGTTGGTGTATCTTCAGCAGATTTTGAGCAGATTGTATCTACAAACATCGAAAGAGATATTCAAAACGAATTGGTATTAGCACCTCTATTTAGAGAGATTCCAATGACTGCAGCGAATATGATCATTCCAATCCTACCAGATGCAGGTTACGCAGAGTTTACCTCTAGCCAAACTGCAGCAGGTTCATCACCACACGGTAACTTAGCCGAAAGAGGTGACACATATGGTTCTCCATATGGTGGTAGTGATTTGACTGAAAGAACTCTTTCAACCAAAAAACTTATTTCACAATCATACTTAGGTAATGAAACTGAAGAAGATGCAATTCTACCAATTCTTCCTTTAATTAGAGAGCAAATGGTAAGATCACACGCAAGAGCAATCGAGAATGCTATTCTAGCAGGTGACGATGCTGACGGTGCTTTCGGTACTGGCGGTGCATCTTTCGAAGGTCTATTACACCTTGCAAGAAATGATTCAGACTACACACAGCCATCAGGGACTTTCGCGTCAACTGATTCTGTAACTGCAGCTGACCTTCTTGCTCTAAGAAAGAATATGGGTAAATATGGTGTCAACCCTTCAGACGTAGTTTATGTCGTATCACAAGATGTGTACTATAACCTACTAGAAGATGCTGAGTTCCAAGACGCTAACCTAGTTGGTGACATGGCTACTAAGCTAAGTGGTGAAATCGGACAAGTATTCGGATCAAGAGTACTATTATGTGACGAGTTCGCAACTAAAGCCGCTGCTAAGTTTAACGCTATTGCAGTATACCCAAGAAACTATGTAATGCCAAGATTAAGAGGTGTTACAATTGAGTCAGACTACGAAGTAGCTAACCAAAGAAGAGTCCTTGTGGCTTCACAAAGACTTGGTTTCATCGATTTAATTGATGGCGCAACTTCAAAATGGGCACAAATGTATAAAGCTTCTGCTTAATACTACGATGGTTCTGGTGGGTTTCCTTAAACCCACCACTTTTAAGATATGGCAGATTTAATAACAGTAGCACAATACAAAGACGCAGAGGGCATCCGAGGAGAAAAGGATGACGATCGTCTTGCAGTTATTGTTCCACAAGTCTCTGACTTAGTGAAGAAATACTGTGGAGTATCTTTTATAGATTATTATAGCACGAGTAAAACTGAAACTTTTAGTATTAACGACAACTACACTAGTACCATAATTGTGAGTGAAAGTCCGTTAGTTGCAGTTAGTTCAGTACAAGAAAGGACAGCTTATTCGGAAGACTATAAAACTTTAACTACAGGTAACTATGAGTACTTTGTAGACCTTGAGAGTGATTCCGTTGTAAGAACAACAAAAAATGGAGAACCCTCATCTTGGGCAAAAGGGATGGGTGCGGTAAAAATTACATATACCGCTGGATATGCAAGTACTCCCGCAGATTTGAAACTAGCTTTGTTCGACTTAGTTAATTACTACATGAAAGACGAACATAAAGAGAGAAGAACTTTAGGTGGCGCCCAAGTTCAGAATCAAGGAACTTCTGGTATAAGAACTTCGAGTGATTTTCCAGACCATATAAAAAGAGTTCTTGATTTGTATAGAGTTGTTATTTAATGTCTCGTACACTTAGAAGAAAATTAGCTCAAGAAATAAATAAGAGTTGGGCTAGAGATGGTAAGACAGCTTCACAAGGTGGAAACTATTTCAATCGTGGAGAAGTTAGAATTGTAAAGAAACAATTTGATGCAAAATTACAACAAATACTTAATAAAAAGTTTGGAAAAATTAGGCTTACAGATGTACCAGTAATTGATACTGACTTTGCTAAACTTCGTAGACATTTATTTGACTATGTTACAGCTGCTTCTAAAAAGAATGTTGCTTGGAAACTAGCAGATACACATAGAAGTAAAGGCAATAAAACTTTAATTGCAATTAGCTATGTAAGAGGTTTTACAAAAAAAGGAACTCCAAGAGTTGGTAATATAGAACAGCTTTTTCAACAAGTTGTAAAAGATGGAATTAAAGACTACTTAACAACAAATGGATTAGAAAGCTCAAATCTAGAATATGAGCATGGTGCAAAAAGAGAGAGTCAATTTAAACAAACTGCACCTGGATCAGACTTATTTGATAGAAAAGAAGCGTTTGGAGGAGCACAAGGTACAAATGCTGAGCAAGTATCTTTCATGGAAGTTGATAAATATTTAAGAGGAACAGCTGCTGAAAAGATAACTAGAGATAAAAGACTTTTAGCTTCAGTTGATAAAGTGGTTACTTTTGGACTAGATAAACTTTTCGGAGTTAGTACAGTACTTAGCCAGCATAGAAGAGATAACGGTTTAAGAGACACTCTGATAATGCAAGGAGAGATTGTACCAGTAGAAGATAGAGATAATCCTGGAACATTAGATAAAGAGATAAAAAGGCAAATAAATCTATTACTAAAAGACCAAGCTACTTTTATTAAAAATGCTGTAGAGAGTGGAGCAGCTAGAGGCGAAAAAACAGCACTTAATTTATTTAGGTCTTCACCAAACCCAGTGGATTCTCTTATTAAACTTGCTCCAAAACAGATTATACAAAATATGTTCCCTCATAAAAGTAATCCTGATATGAGGTACAAAGTAAATAAATTATTACTGGCACAAGGTAAAGCAGCAAATAAAAGTGGAAGAAGCACAACAAAATCTGGTGTAAAAAGCAGAGCATATAAAGGCAGAGCTACAGCTGCAGCAGGAGCTGCAATAGTAAGTAAAAGAGGTAGCCAAGCTATGAGGACATCAAAAAACCCTTTAGCTTTAAGAAATCTACTAAATGAACTTTTACCACAGACAGTTGCAAAAAATATGATAGCACCTGCACTACAATTTAGATCAGGTAGATTTGCAAACTCAGTAAGAGTAAATAATGTAACACAAGGGCCAAGAGGCGGAAATACAATGATTGAGACAAGTTATATGACTGACCCATACTCAACATTCGCACCTGGGGGTAGAAAATATACTCCTCAGAGAAACCCTGAAGCATTAATTCAAAGGTCAGTCAGAGAAATAGCGACTGGAATAGTCGGAACAAGATTTGGAGTAACAGTAGACTAATGGAAGCAGGACTAGCAAGGAGACATACCACGCGACGCCGAGCAATAGTTGAAGCACTCGCATTAAAACTTGAGAATATAAATGGTACTCCACCTTTTAGAAGTGCAGTACAAAATGTCGAAAGACGACTCAAGTTTTGGGACGAAGTTACAGAGTTTCCTGCAATCCATATAGGAGCAGGAACTGAAACCAGAGAATACGATGGCGGTGGCTTTCGATTTAGATTTTTAAGAATAACAATTCGATGTTATGTTTCAGATGATAGCGATGTCATCCAAGCACTCGAAGAATTGTTAGAAGACGTTGAAACAGTACTGGAGGATAATGATCCGCTCACGTACTATGATTCAACAGGTACATCTCAATCTACTGTACAGACAACAATCGGTACGGTGGATACAGATGAAGGAGTTCTCGAACCTCTGGGAGTGGGTGAAATCACTTGCGAGATTCGATATTAAATAGGAGAGAAGAATGGCATTTTTCTTTAGTAGAGATACCAAAGTGTTCATGTCCTTTGCTTATGATGGAACAACAACAAATACAGCCCTCTTTGAGATACCTGTACTAGACGGTTTTTCATTTAACCAAGGAACAAACACTTCTGAAGTTACTCTAAGTGAGGCAGCCAACTCCACTGGCTACAGTAAAAGAGGTAGAGCAATGTTTACTGACTCTTTTGCACCAGCGGAATGGAGTTTTACTACTTATATGAGACCTACGGTGTCTGCTTCTGGTAATGCGGGAGCATCTAACCAGCACGCAGGTAACGCTCAAAAGTTTGCAGTAGAAGGCCCATTATGGGCAGCTATGTCTGCAAATACTTATGACAGGTCTATAGGAAGTAGTGGAACAGGCGATTTTGCAAATAATGCGGCAACTTATGAGCCGAATCATTTTGACTTTGCAAACTCAAACCAAGTCACACTAGGAGTCTTTGACCTATACTTTGTATTAGGTGCTTCAAAAGATACAAATACAGAAGTGTATGCAACAGGAACAGAAGGAGTTACAGTTTATAAAGTAGCTAACTGTTCAGTTGGATCAGCTTCCGTAGACTTTGATATTGAAGGACTAGCACAAATTGCTTGGTCTGGAAATGGACAAACAGTTGAAGAAGTTGCCCAAATTAATACAGCTTCAAGTGGAACAACAGCCTTAGGCTTAGTTAACGAAGGTATTAGTTCAACAAGCAACTTTATTAGACAAAAACTAACAGACTTAGCAATTAGCTTTGATGTATCAGCATCAACAGGTACATTAGGCGCATTGAACGTTGATGGTAGTGATGTTACTTATGATGTAACATTAACAGGTGGTAATATTACAATCGAAAATAATCTTACATACTTAACACCAGAAACACTAGGTACAGTTAACTTACCATTAGGACATGTAATGGGAACAAGAAGTGTCTCAGGTAACTTTACTTGTTACTTAAATGACACAGCAAACGGGTCTTTAGACTTGTTTGAAAGACTACAAGAGTCTAGAGGTGTGATTACAAACGCATTTGATTTAACATTCAGCATTGGAGGCTCAGGTAATACTCCAAGATGTAATGTTCAAGTAGCTAAAGCACACTTAGAATTACCAACACATAGCTTTGAGGATGTAGTATCCGTAGATGTAGCCTTCCATGGCTTATCAACAGACTTATCTTCAGGAACTGCGGCTAACGCAACGAATGAAGTATCGGTCACATACGAAGCTAGTTAATTAGAATAAACTCGGGAGGGTGAAATGCCCTCCCACTTTATAGGAATATTATGACAGAAGAAGTAAAAAAACAACCAGTATCACTGAAGAGTTTATTAACTCCAAGCAAGACAGTATCAATCGACTTTCCAGGATTTGAAGGATTCACTGTTGATTTGACTTACCTAAGTCGAGAAGAGTTACTAAAACTCAGAAGCAGATGCTTAAAAAACAAGTTTAACAAGAAGACTAGAGCATTTGAAGAACAACTCGATGAAGAAACATTCTTAACCGAATATTGTAAGGCAATCATCAAAGGTTGGAAAGGGCTAAAGTATTCTTACTTAGAAGAGCTTCTATTAGTAGATACAAGCGGAGTAGCCAAAGATGAAGAACTTGAGTATTCTCAAGAAAATGCTGAAACTCTAATGAGAAATGCAGCAGACTTCGATCAATGGGTTACTGATACTGTAGGAGATCTGGATAATTTTACTCAGCGCAAGTAGAACAAGTACTTGCGCTCATAAAAAGACATTTTCAAGATACAGGCATAGACCTTAATAAGTATCTTGCAATATGTGAGCAACTGAATCAAGAACCTGATCCAGATAAAATGCCTCTTACTATGGATAGATATCCAACAGAAGTACAAGAGGCATTTTTTGTACATAACTTACTTTCGGATCGTTGGGATGGTATGAGTGGCTACTACATGGGTAAAGATTTATCCGCTCTCGGTACTATTTTAGATATCTGGGAGATAGAAGACAAAAGAACTTGTATCTATTTTTTAAAGCACATAGAGCATGCTCATCAAGAAATGATGAACGCAAAAGTAAAGGCTCGACAAGACGCTGAAAAGCGTAAAGCGAAAGTAAAGTAAATGGCAAAAAAGATTAAAGGCGCAACTATTACCATCGAAGTTACTGATGGGGAAAGTCTTAAAAGTATAGCGCGAAAAGCAAAAGAAGCACAGAAAGGATTAGACGGTGCAGGTAAATCTGCGGGCGATGTTCGTAGAAATATGCAGGCTATGTCTGGTCGTGTTGAATCTGGCTCAAAAGCTTTTGCGCGTATGCAACAAGGAACGGGTGGACTTGTCCAATCTTATGCTGTTCTAGCATCCACCCTTTTCGCACTTGGAGCTGCATTTAGAGTTATGCAAAACGCTGCAGACTTTAAAGCATTACAACAATCACAAGCTGCGTTTGCTAACCAAACTGGTGTCAATATGAATATGATTGCAAAGCAGTTACAGGTAGCAACAGGTGCTCAGATTGACTTACAAAAAGCAGGTGCTTCAACTGCAATTATGGTTGCAAAAGGTTTTACTACTGATCAAATTACTGCAGTAGCAGAAGCTTCTAAAAATGCCGCTATCGCACTTGGTAGAAACTTTGAGGACACCTTCAATCGTATCGTTCAAGGTACAACAAAAGCAGAACCAGAACTCTTAGATGAACTTGGTATTACACTAAGGCTAGAGACTGCTGCTCGTAAGTATGGTGCTCAAATAGGTAAAAACTATCAAGATTTAACTACTTATGAAAAATCACAAGCTGTTTTAAATGAAACATTAAGACAAGCCTCGGATAACTTTGATGCAATCGCAGGCAAAGTTCCGATTAATCAATTAAACCAATTAGCAACTACTTTCTCTGACTTGATGCAAGGTATTCTAAAGTTTATAAGTCCCTTAGCCAATTTCTTTGCAAATGTATTAAATGAAAATATTGTAGCAGCAGTAGCTGTTATTGGTTTATTCGCAAAATCTATTGCTGGACAAATATTTCCTTCCATTGATGGTATAGGAAACCGATTTACAGCTGCAGCAAATCAATCCTCTCAAGCTGTTGAGCGTATGAAGGGACAAGTAGATTCTTTGAAAGCAAGAACTGACGCATTATCCGCTTCTGCTAGTGGAGACGGTCTGGGAATTGCAGGTAAAGCAGATTTGCGGGGTCAAGCAAAATCCATGCGTAGACAAGTTGGAACAAAGTCTCCTGTCTTAAAAAGAGCAATGCAAGGAACCATGACTGGTACAGATGAAGCGAACTTAAAGAAAGCTTTAAAGTCAGCAGAAATGCAGTATCAAAAACATGGACAAATAGTAAGTGGTATATTTAAAGGTGGTAGTATCAAAAACGTTAGAGCTATGGAACTTTCTTTTGCAAAAATGAAAGCAGGCAGTGCTACTACTTTCCAAAAACTAGGAATGCACATGGAAATCTTTGTAGGTAAAGCAAAAATGAAAACTTTAGAATTACAAGGATTTTTCCAAGCAATGTTTGCAGGTATATCTAGAGCAGGAGCCGCCACTATGACTTTCTTAGGTAAAGTAATGGGTGCAGCAGGTGTTCTCGGTATAGTTATAATGGTAGTTAGCTCTATTGTACAAATTATAAAAAACTTTGATTCTGTTATTTTAGGATTTAGAAAAGCTATGGCAGGATTCAAAAATATGGCTGCAGGTGTTTTGGAGTTTTTTGGATTTGCAGACAAAGCCCATAAAATGAGACTAAGTGCAATAGAGGATGAAGTATCAGCTCAGAAAAAATATGAAGCAGCAACAAAAGATAAAAAAGCTTTTGAAGCTAGAAAGAAAGTTATGGAGGAAATGTATGATGCTGGTTTGCAGTTTTATGAAACCTTAGAACAATTTGAACTTGACCCTAAGTTTAGAAATACAACAAAAGAAGTCGAGATTTTTGCAAAACAAGTAGGAACTTCTGGTTTAGTAGGTCAGCTAAGACTACTTCAAAAACAACAAGATGTAAATACTGTAGAGTTTCAAAATCTAGAAAGAGTTGTTGCCGACAATATAAATCAATTAAATAAGGTAAATCCATTATTTAGAAGGCTTGGCATAAGTTTTAGAACAAATGCTGATGATGTAGATACTCTAATTGTAAGAATGAATAGATTAGGAATGGTATCAGCAGAATTAAAAGAAATAACAGAAAGTTTAGTTGATACAAGATCTTCTTTAATTAAACAAGTTGAAGGTTCTTTCTTTGAAAAAGAATTAGATTCTTTAAATAAAGCTACAGTTGTAATGGAACAATACAATGATGCCGTGTATGATAATACTAAGTTATATGACGATCAAGCAGAATACATAAAAACAATTGCAGGTGGTAATGCAGAAACAGTTCGTGAAGCCCAAAAACTATTACAACTTAGAAGAAATGAGTTACAAGTAATTGCTGATATGCAAATTATCACAAAAAGATTAGAAGATAGGGCAAAAATAGAAAGCACTTTATTAGGTATATTCAACACAAAATTAAATGCAAGATTTAAAAAAGAAAATGACCTAATAGTATTAGCTGCAAAAAGAGCAACACTAGATGAAGAACAAACGTATACACTTGAAAGAATAAAAGAGCAATATGGAGAACATAGTCGAGAAGTTCAAGGATTAAAACAAGTACAAGAAGACCAACTAGGTATAATGGATGCCCAAATATTAGCATTACAAAGTCAGTTAAGTTTAGTAGGAGAAATAGCGACAACATTTACAGAGACATTTGAAAAATTAGCACAACAAAACTTTGTAGATATACTACTAGGAGATAAAAGTAGTTACGAAGGTTTTTCAGCAATAAAAGACGGTATTCAAAAACAATTAATGAATATAGGAGTTGAAAGATTTATAGTAAACCCAATGGTTGGTGGTTTTCAAAGAGCGTTTGATGCTCTTAGAGGTAATATTGCACAACAATTAGGAATAGTACCAGGTCAAAATGTTCTTGAGATGACAAAAGAAGAACAAGCACAAAATCAACAACAAGCGTTATTTACATCACACGTAAATGGAATGGCTTCCGTAATGACTCAGCATGTACAAAACATGGCAGCAGTAATAAGCGGAGAAGGCCCAGCTGCAGTAGTTGCTGAAAGTGTAACTGACCAATCTACTCAACAAGCAGGACTCGGAATAATTTCTCATTACAAAGACCAACTTGAAGGATACGTAAATCAAATTAATAATACTATTGGAATACTTCAAGGACAAGGTCAAACTTTTGATGGATTTGGTGCCGCAACAAACTCACCTGCAATACAAGCTTTAGAAAAGGCGAGAACAGACCATTTGGGAAATATTGCAAATCTCGATGCTAAAGCAGGAATAATAGGAGGCGGAGGTGTTGCAGGAACAGATTTAGCTTCTCGTATATTAGACTCCGCAAAAGCAGGAAAAGGTTTAGCAGGAGTACTAGGAACTAAAAATAATCCAATGTCTGTTAGTATTGTAGATGATAAAACAGCAAAACTAACTGCAAGTGGAGCAGGTGCAGAGGGAAAAATATCTGACGCTATTGGTGGAGCTTTGGGTGGAACAGAAGGCACTACAGGAGCAGCAGGTGGTCCATTAGGAGGCATACTAGGAAAGATACCAGGACTAGGTGGTTTATTCGGTGGTGGCGGAGGCCTAGCAGGTGGAGGAATATTATCCTCTATTATAGGCATGATACCAGGATTAAATATGATAGCACCATTCTTATCTATTTTTGGATTAGCAAAAGGCGGAATCATTGGACTAGCAAAAGGTGGTCTAATGCCAAGATATGCTGATGGTGGAATTGCAACTCAACCAACATATTTAGTTGGAGAAGGAAAACAAAATGAAGCAGTTGTACCACTACCAGATAATAGAAGTATACCAGTAAACTTAGGTAGAGGCGCGGGGTCTACAAATAACACAAGTATTAATGTAAATATTGATGGCTCAGGAGCAAGTGCTGATGTAACAGCAGACGGCGGTGCACAACTCGCTGAAGCAATTAACGCTTCTGTAATGGCAACAATTATAAAAGAACAAGCACCAGGCGGAATACTAAACCCAACAGGATAAGATTATGGCACTAGGATTTAATGTAGGTGGAACACTCGGAGTTGTAAATCCAGATAGAGGGTTTTCACTATCAAATGATACTGTAGTATTTAGAGCAGAGTTCGGTGACGGCTACGAACAAAGAATAGCAAACGGTATAAATAATATAAAACAAAAGTTTGAAATGGCATTTGTAAATAGACCAAAAGACGAAATAGATGATATTGTTGACTTCTTTGCAGGAAAGAATGGAGCAACAGCATTTGATTATACATTTGCAAATACAAACGAAGGCGGAAACGAAGAAACAGTAAAAGTGGTAGTAGAAAGTTGGAATCAAACTTGGAAGTATGATGACTACTATGATTTAAAAGCAACATTTAGAAGAGTTTACGAAGCATAATGGCAGAAAAGATATTAGTAAAAGATTTACAAAAGTTAGACCCAGGCTCAGAACTGGTACAACTTTTTGAAATTGAATATGCTAAAAATAACTATGTATATGTAATGTCAGGGCTTGACTCTGATTTGACAGCAGTTCAAATGAGAGATTATACTAATAATGCAACTATAAGAACATATACTGCTATACCAATTAAAGCCGAAGGATTCGAAACAAAAAATGATGGTGCACAACCAAAGCCCACACTATCGATTGCAAATGCAACAACAGCTTTTAGTGGTGCAATTGGTACTACTGATTACGAAAGTTTAGTTGGACTTAAAATTATCAGACGACTTACTCTAAAGAAATATCTATATGGAGAAAGCGGAGATGCAAGTCCACCAATAGAATACCCTAGACAAGTATGGTATGTAGATAGAATAAAATCAAGAAATAAAGTACAGATTACTTTAGAACTTGCTTCCCCATTTGATTTGAGTGGAATACAACTACCTGGTCGTTCTATTGTGGCAAATAGATGTCCTTTTATGTATCAGGGCGCAAGTGACCATTTACCAGAGTATAAAAAAGCACAGAGTGGATGTACTTGGAATATAGATGGGAAAAAGAAAATACAATATAGTAGCTATGACGGTGGAACAGAATATACCATTTATGCAAATGTAGACGATGAGTATATTATTGATGAAAGTATTGTAAGTGGGTTAAGTCCATCTTCAACTCCAGCAAGTATTACAATAGATACATATTATAAAACACAAATAAGTGCAAATAGATTTAATGCAAACGGAACAACAAGTAGTGTTACAAAAAACTTATACTGGCAAGCTACAGCAACAACAGCAAGTCCAGGCACAATAAGTGTAAGTAATAGTAACTTTAAACCAGTGAGAGTATATAATGCATACTCACATGGTACAGAATATTTTACATATTCAGATGATAGATATAACGATTATGTAACTTTTACTGACAATGTATCAACCAGTGAAACTTACAACTATACTCTTATGTGGAAAGCAGTAAAACCTTCAGAAAGTGTAAAACCTGATTTTGGAGTTTACTGGCAAAGAGGAGATACTTGTAGTAAAAGTTTAGATGGATGTAAACTGAGATTTGGATTTCAACCAAAAGATTCAGCAAACTCTAGTACAACAGGAAAGGCAAAAACAAATACGGGAGCAGACCTACCATTTGGTGGATTCCCAGCAGCAAAGGCATTCTCGTGATCGAAGATATTTTTGCTCATGCAGAATCAGCTGCGCCTGGTGAATGTTGTGGACTTGTTGTACAGGATGAAAACGGAGAAAAATATATTCCGAGTGAAAATCTCCACGAAGATAATTCGCAGTTTAAAATTGACCCAAAGTTATTCATTCATCATCAATTAAAATCAAATATAAAATATGTTGTCCATAGTCACTACGACTCGGATTGTCGCCCAAGTGAGTATGACATAGATAATTGTAATGCGGTAGGTATTCCATATTTAATTGTTTCCTACCCACAAAAAGAGGTATTTATACTAGAACCAACATGAAAAGAAAGATAATATTATTAGGTAGAATGGGAGAACTCTTTGGAAAAGAGCATAATCTCGTATGCAAAAATGTGCATGAAGCAATGCATGCTATCGACCAACTTAAGGGAGGCTTAAGAAAATATTTACTAGACTGTACTGATAAAGGTATAGAGTTTCATGTGGCAAAAGGAGATGAACTTCTTGAGTACGATAATCTACATTCAGATTTAGGAGAAAATGATTTAGTTATCACACCTTTACCACAAGGTGCAGATCTTCTAAAAACAATTATTGGTATTGCACTTATAGTTCTTGGAGCATTTACTTTTGGAGCAACAACAGCTCTTGGTATAGCACTTATAGTTGGAGGAGGATTACTTGCACTAAAAGGAATTGTAGATATGTTAACTCCAGAAATGCCCGATGATTCTTCAGATGAATCAAACTTATTCAAAGGGCCGATTAATAATGCTAAAGTTGGTATACCTGTGCCTCTCGCCTATGGAAAACTAGAAGTCGGTGGCGCACCTATAAACTTTGGATTTACAGATTCAAAAATAACTTCTGCACCAGGATTTACTTTTGGTAAAAAAGATGGAACAGGTGGAGGATACTCTGGTGGCAGTGGCGGTGGCGGCGCTGGAGGCGGCGGTGGCGGTGGCGGTGGCGGCCGTGAAAGAGACGCTATGAAATATTCGGAGCAAAAATAATGGCAGGTAATTCAAGATATAATAATTTTACAAAGACTACTAAACATCAGACTGCTGTTATTTATGATGCTATATCAGAAGGCCCAATAGAAGGATTAGTTAACGGGCCAAATAGTATTATAATAGACGGAAACCCTGCGGCTTCTCAAAATGTTTCTACTTATTATCAAATGTTTAGGTCACCAAATGCTTCTTATGTATCTACTACAAGAGTTATTACAGATATTGGTGGTGGTAATATATTTGATAACATTACTACAGCACAGGGGGAAAGATACGCTTCAGTTATTGCAGGTAAAAAACGAGCAACAGATTGTAGCACAACAGCAGGATCACGAATTATTACTACAGCATCAGCTTTCTTTGCCGCAGATGATATTTATGATGAAGGAGTACCGCTCAATCAATTTATCAGAATCGAAGGAGCAGGTGTAGCAAATGGAGAATACGCAGGACAGATCGTACAATACATAAATACTACTGCGGTAAGAGTAGACTCAGCTCCCGCTCAAACAGTATCTTCCGCAAATGTTTCTATAGACTTAGTCGATAAAGTTGCAAGTTATTCTGGAAATACATGTACTTTAACAACAGGGGGTGGAATTAATACAAATCCAACTGCGGTTTTACTATCCCCACCAGCAGTATCTGCAGGAGAACCTTTAAAATATAACTTTAATAATTTTGGATGGGCATTTAGACCAGGTGAGAGAGACCAATCTTATTTATCCGCGCCTTCAGGAGTCGGAAGTGCATCTTCAGCACATTCAATAAATCAAGCTCTCGATCAAACAGACTTACGCTCTATTGGACAACCTACAAACTCAGCTTTAGGAATTGATACTGATATTTCTCCAAATAGAAATGGAGAAAGTGGCATATCTAGAGTTGCATCTACAGGCATGAATATTGCAGACCCAGGTGAAATTGATTTTATTCGTGTAACTTTAAATCATGCACAAATGATTTCTCGAAAAGAAAATGGAAGAACAGGTAATGGATTTGCTGAGTATAGAATAGTATTTTCATATAAAACAGATTCGACAGATGATTTTGCAAATAATGAAAAAGTAATTTTTGGTAGATCAAGTTTAGCAAGTAGTCCAGCATCTTATCATGCCAATACTCGTGTTAAATCTGGCAGTACTGGAATAATTGATACACAGACTCAATCACCTTTTAATAGTATTTTTAGTTTTGATATTTCAAAGTATCAACCATTTACTGATTACAAAATAGATATACAAAGAGTATCTCCAATTAACCAAAAAGAAAATAGCTGGCAACAAACAAACCAAGGTAGTGTTGTTTCAATTGAAAACATCATTACAGACAAATTAACTTATCCTTATACTGCATATGCAGGAGTAGTAGTTGATGCAGAAGATTTTGAAGATATTCCAGAAAGAGCTTATGAAATAAGAGGACTTCGCGTAAAAGTTCCTACTAATTACTTTCCTTTAGAAGAAATACATGATTCAACAGGAATAAGAAGAGCAGTTGCATCTTACACTAGAAATGTAACTACTGGTGTAGATACAGGAGCAGAAGTTGATTGGGACGGTAACTTTAGAGGAGATAAGAAAACTTTTGATGGTGCTTCTCCAAACTATGAAGCAGTATATTGTAATAACCCTGTATGGGTTTTTATGGACTTAGTCTCAAATCCAAGATATGGATTAGGTAAATATGTAGACCCAGATTTTGACTTTACACAAATTGATAAATATACATTATACAATCTAGCAAAATATTGTGACGAACTTGTACCAGATGGAAAAGGCGGAACAGAACCTAGATTTACATGTAATTTATATATTCAAAAAGGTCAAGACGCTTTAAGACTATTAAAAGATTTAACTACTATGATTCGTGGTATGTTAATTTGGCATAATGGTCAAATAAGTTTAAACTCGAACAGAGAGAAAGGTGCTATATACACTTTTGGTAAATCAAATGTAATTGATGGAACATTTGAATATGCAGGAACTTCAAAAAGATTTAGAACAAATGAAATAAAAGTTACTTGGAATGACCCTGAGAATAGATATAAACAAGCAGTAGAAATTGTTACAGATGACAATAATATTGCAGAAACAGGCAGAGTAGTAACAAAAGACTTACCAGCACTTGGATGTACTTCACAAGGTCAAGCACAAAGACTTGGTAAGTGGCATTTACTTACTGAAAAATTAGAAAAAGAAGTTGTAACATTTAAAACAGGTATAAATGGTGGCGCACTTGTAGCAGGTGATGTAATTTTAATACAAGACGCAGATAATGAGAATGTTCAGTTTAGTGGTCGTATCTCTAGTGCAACATCATCAACTACTACTGTAATCGAAACAGACAGAGCAATCTCTCTCAATGGTACAGATAACTTTGACTTACATTTAATCTTTCCAAAAGGCGGTGCTTATATTGGACAACCAAGAGCAACTATAAATGGAAGTTCTTATAGCGTTGGTGATTTAATATTAGAACACGCAAATGGTACTGCTATTACAACTCAGGCTTCCGCGTCACAATTAAAAGATGATGCAGGCGCACTTGTACAAGTTATCTGGTCAGAAGATCAAAGAATAGAAACAAAACCAATCTCATCATATAACTCATCAAATATTACAGTATCAAGTGCATTTAGTGAGGCTCCAAATAGTGAAGTAATGTATGCAATTACAGGACAAACAGCACAAGGAGCAGATGTTACAGGTAGTGCAAAAGAATACATAATTACTCGAATTAAAGAAAATACAAAAGACATGACTTTTGAAATTACTGCAGCTGAGTATGATGTAGACAAGTTTTCAGAAATTGATAGAGGATGGGTAATTCCTGATATACCAGATGTTATGCGTCCACCAAAAAGAACAGAAGTTGTACCTGTACCAGTGAATGTTTCCGTAGCTATTGTACCAGATGATGAAGGTGGAGACAATACCGATGTAGAGAGTGCAACCACAAAATATAAAGCATTAGTACAATGGATTGCACCAAAGTCACTAAGAACAGATCAAGATGGAAATGCACTTGATGATGTATATGAGCATTTGGCTGGATTTGATTTAGAACATGATGTTCCACAATCAGACAAAGTAAAAAATAATACAGGGTTTATTCGAGAAGCAATTAGATCTAGAGGGCAAAATAACTTTTCTATACGAAATGTATCAACAGGAGATGAGTTTAGAGTTCGTGTTAGAACAGTAAATACTCAAGGATATACTTCTGAGTTTATTCAAGCAAAGTTTACCTTTAGTCCAGAAGATATGGTAGTACCTACTTCTAACGTAATTGGAGCAGGAATCAATCAAGTAATTGCAAGAGGTGGTACATTGTCTACAGGAATGACTATTAATACCTCTACAGGTGCAGTAAGTTTTGATTCTTCAACTTATACTTTTCAACCACCAACAGGAGTTCCTACAGTCTCTATAACAAGTGGAAATACTAATTTTACAGACGAGTCATTCAGTAGTTTAGCAAACGGTCAAACAGGATATTTATTATTTGACTATGATGGTAACTTAGCAAGAGGAGCAACAAGAACAGATGTTTTAAGATCGATTGTTATAGCTTCAGATAATGTAGCAGCTTCCAATACAAGTAATGTACCATATTATTTTAATTTCTTTCAACGACTTGGACAAGCAAATAACGACTTAACACAAGCAAATGGTACTTTTAGTTTATCACAGTTTTCTTCAAATCTAACAGGTACTTCTACAACTTTTGAACTAGATTATCAAGCAGGGGATGTAATAATTTTAGACGATGCAGGTGCTTCTCGATTCTGGGCAAGAGTTGCTCATGTAGAAAGTAACACATCAATGACTATTGTAAATGCTTCAGATAGAGATTATTCAGGCGCAAACTTATTTAGACAAAGTCTAAGATTTGATAGACAAAAAGATTCAATTATAGCTTCGGTTACAAATACAGCAGGAACATTTAGTTTAGTTAACTTTGCTAGTGGAGAAAGAGGAGCAGATGGATTACCAGGTGCAAACGGTGCAGATGGAGCTGCAGGAATAGATTCAAGAACAGTAAACTTAACTATAGGCGACCAAGCATTTACATATTCAAATACAGGAAGTAGCCCATCACCTTCAAGTACAACAGTAACAGCTACTGCATTAAATACGACTGGAACAGTATACTACGAGTTTTTCTTAAATGATGTAAGTCAAGCAAATACTACCACTAATACTTATACATATACTCCACAGGCTTCTTTCAGCAATATGCCTGATAAAATAGAAGTTCAAATTAGAGATAGTGGTGAAACTGCAATTAAAGCTAGAGACCAATTAACAACATACGGAGTTAAACCTGGAACAAACGGAACAAACGGAACAAACGGAACAGATGGAAATGATGGTGCAGATGCGATAACTGTTATATTATCTAATGAGGCACATACACTTCCAACCACAAATGCGGGAGTAGTAACTTATACTGATTCGGGAACAGATATTCTAGTATACGACGGTACAACTCAAGTTCCTTACGATGA